AATCTCATCCGGGTCTTCATATCCGGGTAGATCGTAGTCCAAATGGACTTCATAAATCAGGTAGCGGTCATCATCAATGACGTTTACACCGATTTCTTCGTCCTTTTTCTTTTCAATTTCGGTAGTATTTCTATCTGGTGCCGGTAATTCGATGTCCCGGTAGAACCCAGCAACCTGAAGTTTTCGCAACTGGTTAGGGTTTTTACGCATACGATGCGTAATTCTGGGGGTGGAGAATAAATCAGACGCACCATAAGGCACAATTACGTCCTCAGCCGGTATAAACACTGCGACTTGACGACCCATCGTCGGGTCAAAGTAGACCTTTTTGAAGGCCGAACCCGAGATTGGCAGGTTCCATAGCAGTCTTTCATGCTCACTTCTGTACTCAACCATCTTTTCGGTGAGTTCATAGTTCATGTCATCCTGAACCCGGGCGGCTGCTTCTTCCTTATCCCGGGTGATTTTTCCGATAATCTTGGTCTTGACCGGCCCAGATGCTGGGAAGGTCTCAAGGATCGTCTCTGCTTGGAACTTGACTACTGATTCTGAGAGGATTGGGTGGTAGACACCGCAGGCCCCATCCCAAGGCTCAGTCCTTTCCTCGATGTTTAAACCGAGCAGGTCTATGCCCTCTTTGTAGGTTCTTTCCCACTCCTTGCGGGAATTGATGTCCGTCTTGATTAAATCTAGGATTTCTTCCGATATGGCCTGAAGGTCTCCCTCGTTCATTTCTTCTGCGAGGTTGGCATCAAAGCCGGTTTCTTTAATCTCTATCTCGACGGCAGGCTCTTCGCCTTCTTCCTTTTCAATATCGATCTCAATCTCGATGCCCTCTTGCTCAGGGGAGAACTGTGTCAGTCCCTGCGGCGCTTGGTACAGTGATTTTTCCATTATCAAATCCCTTTAGTAATATGCCGCTTTTCGGGGCACAAACATCTTGTCTTCCTCATCTGAGGACAATTGAATAAATCCACCCTGACGAAACCTCAACAAAGCCTGACTTGTACTGTCAACTAGGTCGTCATGGTCTCCGTTCGGAAAGGAAGCCATCTCCTCAACCAATTCATCAGCCCATTTCTTTTCAGGTCTCCACACCATTCCGGATGCAAAAAGATCTGATATAGCGTTTACACGGGCTATCTTATCCGAGCCTTTGCTTGGTGTGTACTCCGAGATCGGAATTCCCATCCTTCTTAATTCATAAATCAAAGGTGCCCCTGCTGCCTTTTTCTCAACAATCAGGGTGTCAGGGTTCCAGTCCTTCCACATTTCGTAGGCTTGCTTTTTGAGTTCGGGGAACTCAAGCCTTTCTTTGTAAGCATCCAAAACAATAATATTTGCAACCTCGACCCCATCTACCTCTCGGTAGAAAACACCCCAAGTCGTGCAGGCCGAGTAGTCAGACCGGTTGTTTTTCTCAAAAGCGGTATCCCAAGACTGAATGATGTAGTCCACCTGTGGGGGTCTGTCCCCGTCCCATATCTCCCACATATCCCGCTTGATGATTGCGCCTTCTTCCGAGGTTGGGTTTTGCTGGTACTGGGCTTCCCATTTCCCCACCGGAAGTTCAGCCTTGATGGCTTCTAGTTCTTCTTGCTTCCAGAACTCAGGCCACAGGGGTTTGTTGGAGGGCAAGAGTGCAGGGAGTTCTATGACTTCCCATTCGTCAAGTTCTTTCTTGGCGGCAGTGCTCAAAATTTGACCAGTTAAGTCCTTCTTAGACCATCGGGTCATCACAATGACAATACTTCCCCCCGGCTGGAGACGCTGACGAGGGCCTGAGTTGTACCACTCAAAGACCCGCTCATAGACCTGAGGGTTGCCCTGCATGGCTTCTTGCTCTGAATGGGGGTCATCAATAATCAGGACATCGGCACCTTTACCGGTTACCGCACCGCCTACACCGATAGCGAAGTAGTCGCCTCCTTTGTGCGTATTCCATCGTCCAGCGGCTTTGGAGTCGGCAGATAACTTGGTTGGGAATATCTCCTGATACTCGGGGGTATTTACTAGGTTTCTTACCTTACGTCCAAAACCTACCGCAAGTTCGGCAGTGTGTGCCGTCTGGATAATCTTCTTTTCGGGGTATAGACCTAGGAACCATGACGGGAACAGATAGGAAGCAAACTCAGACTTGGTGTGCCGGGGCGGCATATTGATGATCAGTCTCTTAAGTTCTCCCCTAGCCACCCGCTCAAATGCTTCTGCCATGATGGTGTGATGTTTTCCGGGGATAAAGGCCGACCACATCTGCCGCACGAACGGCATGAAGTGCAACTTACACCGCTCCCGCTTATCCACCTGAAGCAGGGTATTGATCTTTTCAACCTCAGGAGAACCCTCGGGTAAGGTATCTAACAGGGTCAGATACTTCTTAATTTCGTCCCGGGTAAGAATCACAGGCTAACAGCCTCCTGTACCGAACGATCCATAACCTTCAGTGTTCGTGCTTGTGTTGGCTTTAACCTTAGGTACCCGTTCTTCCTTAGGTCATGGATGATCCTATGGATGTTTGACCGACTCTTCATATTCAGTCCGGTAGCGATATCCTGCATGGATGGGGCGTGACCCTTCATATCCCAGTAGGTCTTAATAAACTCCAGAACCAACTTCTGTCTCTCAGTCATTTCGCTTCGCTCCATGATACGTCCCTGCGGGACTTCTCATTGTTGTTCTCTTCCAGCCATCTCTCTGGATGCCCATGCCTGAATCAATCCAGCCGCTTCCTTGGCTTCTAGTGCCAAGTGATAGATCTTCTGTGGGTCATTGGTGCTAGCAGACACCTTCTGTACCTCGTTGGATAAACGGATCAAGTCCGATATGTACTGTCCTAAGTTCACGCTTACCTCTTTTGTTTCACGGAATGTTTCACGGCAAGCAAGTTTAAACACGAACTTATGTTCCTGTCAAATGTGTTTACACACTCTCTAAAATTTATACAAAAATTTATATATACCCCCCGGGGGTGAGACGATAGAAAAAGTTAGGGGGTCGATTCCTAGATGCGAACGTTGTGGTGTCCCTAAATAAATAAACAATGGGGAGGGGTGGTGGGATGAGAGGATTACAGCGTATGGGCAGGAGGGGGTGGTCAAGCGCTCGCAGGGGGGTGCCGGGTGGGTGGGGGTCACGGATGGCGCTACAACGTGATGTGACGCTGTGTAAACGGAGTCAGTGATCAACTAACAACGAATGCATCTCGTCATCAATCAATCACTGACAATGTTGTACGTTGCCTAACCTAGGCACTGCGTTTCCTTATCGGTGCTACGTTCTCTAGCAGTGTGAGATGCGACTTGAGTTCCTCTTTCAGTTTTTCAGTGTTGATCTCTTCCACTTTGGTCTCTACTTTGTCAGTGAACATACCGACTGCACGTCCCATCAGTTCCAGTGCTTTCAATTGAGTGCCCTCAGTCTTGGCGCTCTGTGCGTGTTTGTAGAGTTGTTCCATGACGTGACGGCGAGTTCGCACTGAATCCTCGATCACCTTTTCCTGCACAGCCTCTGCCAAAGACCCCAATAGTGCAATGATCCGTTCATCTCTCAGCAGTTTGTTCGCATTGCCAATCACACTCGCATCGTTCTCTGTCTTGACGTTGTACGCTTTTCTATACGCCATCAACTTGGTATCGCCTGCTAGCAGATGATTGACAAACAGTTGCATGGACGCTGTTAGCCTTTTGTGTGGATTGCCCTCTTTGTCTTTCACTCCATACACCTTTCCGTTCTTTGTTCTCTTCTCTTTTATTTTTGCCACAGCAATCCGTATCGCTTCGCTATTTCCCGGCTCAGGCGTGTTCGTGCTTGAAATCTCTTCATCGATTTTTATCGCATCTGATTCCAGTGCTTCGATCAATTCATCTCGCTTCATTCTGATCCTCTGTTCGTGTTGACGTGCTAGTGCTTGCACTTCGCAATGTACTCGTGCAATTGCATCTGACCTTCGTTGTTTAAACGTTGATTGTCAACACCTGTTCGCATTGATGTACGTGATGCACAACATCACCTCTTCAACTGGATGTATCTGAGACCTCTTAAACGGGTCTCTGTGCCTCTCTCTGATCTCTGCCTAGCCTGACTGTTGCCCTCCGGGCGAATCCCCCGGCGTGATCTGTCCCGAATTCGTTTCCAGCGGGTCTGATCTCCTTGGAACCCGCACCAGTGCTAGGTGGTCATTTCGTGACCAGTTGGTGCTAGAACAGGGGGTTGCGTTCGTGCTAGTACTTGTTTAAACTTGATTCCGTTGTACCAGTTCGATGCCAGTTACTGGATCACCACACAGCGCACCACTTACCTCTAACAGGGCGCACGTGGAGATGAATAGGGCAGACGTTCAACGATCCACAGTGATCAATGCATAGCGTCTCAAAAAAAGGTGCAGGGGTTGTAGTCAAAGCAGTCCTCCCCGAATGTGAGCCAACGGCAGGCTTCCCAAAATTGTCGGACTCCGGAGAGCAACGGCTCAATGGGTTAGCAGATGACACTGCTTAGAGGTCAGGGCTGAGACCCCGAATGAATACATCTCACAACCATCGGTTGCACAGTGATCACCTACCTATCCGACACACGCATCGATGTTCGCTCTTTAGGCTTTCGCCTGTTGCACTTCGTGCGGAGTGCAACGAGAGACAGCCTGTCTCGTTCGTGCTTTAACTTTCCATTCAATCACTTCAAGCATTTAACTCAGGAGGCTTTATGAAACGTCACTTCGCCTTAACCAAGGCACAACAGCAAGCAGATTGGCTAGCCCGTTTCTCAGATGCATTGATCACGCTTGAGCCAAGCCGTGCCGGTCGCATTGATTGGGATTCGGCGAAACACTTTTTCTTCAATGGCATGAGTGTCTTTGATGCCGTTAATCAATACGTTCGCAACCGTCAGGAGCAATTATGAAACAACGCAACTTCGTAGCAAAGCATTCACGTTCGTGTGGCGCAGGCCGTCACACTGTTCGTGTGAAGTATTCCCGTAAGACCAAACACCGCAATCGTGCGGTTTAAACCATCAAGAGGCTAATCATGAAGAAAAAAAATCTTATAGATCCAACCGTTCGTGTGCCGTTCGTAACTAGCAATGGCGTTCATTTGGTCATCTACTCTTACCCTAGACAGAAAATGAGTAGTAACAGATGGGATGCAAATGTCATTGGTTTTTACTTCAATGACATTCGCACGAACGTTTATCTCAAGGATGTAAGAACGAACGTTGATCTCAGTGATGTAATCGTTTTGATCAAAGACATCTCTGAATTGGAAGATTCTATTGAAAGCATTCGCAATAGTGCGTTGTCGTTCTTCGATGAAGACATTTCCAAACTCATCGATGCACTGGGCTGTACTTCTGATGATCTACAACGATTGAGAACAACAATCTTCAACAGCCGTAAACAAGTAATTCAACAAAGAAAGGCTTAATCAAGATGAACATTCATCAAACCCGTGAAGACTGGTTGCAGACGGCAACCAATGAAGTGCGTCCGCTGTTCGCTCAGGTAGGTTTTCCACTGCCCGATAAAATCCGTGTGACGTGCGGTTTCCCGTCCCGCAAGGTTCGTGCTCTCCACAAGGCAATCGGTGAGCACTGGTCACCATCGGCATCGAATGACAACACTCACGAAATTCTGATCTCGCCTGTCGAGGACGATCCGTTTCAGGTGTTGGGCATTCTCATGCACGAACTCGCTCACGCATCGACTGACGGCGATGGGCATGGCAGGAAGTTTGGCAAGTGCGCTCGTGCCCTGTGGCTTGAGGGCAAACTCACAAGCACCGTCATCGGCACTGCGTTTAAACTCAACTTCGCACCGATTGTCGATTCGCTTGGCGAGTATCCACACGCCAAACTGAACGTTGGTCACAACGTCAAGGTGCAGTCAACACGTATGCTCAAAGCACACTGCCCGTCCTGCGGATACACAGTGCGTCTGTCTCAGAAATGGGCGAACGTTGGCGCACCAATCTGCCCCGCAGATCGCATGACCCTGTTAATCGAAACAAACTAACCATCAAGAGGCTAATCAAGATGAACCTACAATCAATCAAAAGCAAAATCGCATTGCAACCACTCGCCAAACTCAACGCTGTTCTTGTTGCCAAGGGCATGGTTGCAACCAACGACAAAGAGCAGGCGCTCAGTGAGGTGACCATTCTGATCAATGACGGTCACGCTACATTCGATGACCTTGCGAACGCTGTTGCTCAAGCACCGGCATCCGCTGTGATCCCTGATGATCTGCGTGATCAGATCAGGACTGCATCGAGCCGTGCGCTTGACGCTGTTCAGCAAGTTGAGAATGCACAGTCCTCGCTCTTCCGTTTGCGTGATGAGATCGACAAGAACGTCAACACGTTTAAACAGGACTTCGGCAAACTCGATGCGGATCTGCGCCGTAAACTGGATTCGATTCAGCGTCCAGTAGTTGATCAGTCTGCTATCGATGCAACGATCCGTGCATCTGTCTCGCAGTTGTTCAATGAGTTCCGTGGCGAGACCAAGCGTGAGGTTATGGCTGAGATTGCATCC